ATTGATGAGGCCCTGTATGATCTGCTGGCCCACGCCCACCAGCCACGTTCCCGCGTTCCCCAGCGCGCCGATGATCTGGCCCGGCAGGGAAGTGAAGTAGGTGACGATGTTGCCGATGACGCTTTGGACGTTGGAACCGAAGTTCTCAAAGAACGAGATCCCGCCCGAGATGGCCGAGCCGATCATGTTCATGGCGGACTGGAATCCGCCCACCACGGTGCCCATGAACCACTGGACTACGGCGCTGACCACGGCCTGGATCAGCTGGAAGTACGCAGTGAAAATGGTATGCAACACCTGTATGCCAGCCGTGATGGAGTTCCATGTTTGGGTGAACCACTGGACCACCGAGCCCACGAACCACTGGACCACGGCACCGACGACCGTCTGAATCAGCTTGAAGGCCCCATTGATGAAATCCTTGAACCAGCCCACCTTGTTGTAGGCCAGCACGAAGCCGCCCACAAGGGCCACCAGTGCGATAACAACCAGCCCGATAGGGTTTGCCGCCAGCGCGGCATCCAGAAGCCACTGGGCGCCCGTCATGACCGCGTCAGCGGCGGCCACGGCAAGCTCCCCAACCTTCAGGGCACCCGCGGCTACCGTCTGTGCGACCATCTTGGCCGTCGTCAGTACGAACCCGCCCGCCAGTTTCGCGTTGGTGGCAACCCAGGCGGCCGCCGTGGTGGTAGCAGCGGCTACAGCCTTGGCACCGTTGACCACCATTTCCTTACCGAACGAACCGGCCGCCGAAATGGCCCCGCCGAACTTACCGCCCAGTCCGGCGATCTGCCCGCCGAAGGCGCCCATCTTGCCGTAGGCGCCCTCCAGCCCGCCCATGGCGTCACCCATGCCCTTGGCCATGTCACCGAACCCGGTGACCACGGTCGTCACACCCTTGGCCATGGAGCCAACCATTTTGCCGAAGTCCTTGATGGAATCGACCATGCCAACAGCCATCTTGGCGAAAAACGCCATCATGGCCACGGACAGTATCGAACCCACCACGGAGGCCAGCGCAATCAGGATGCCCTGATGGCTGGACAGGAAATTGAACATGTTCATGAAGTTGGTGGTGGCGTCCGTGAGCATGGGGATCAGGGCCGTGCCTAGCCGGATACCCAGCGCCTCGAACGTGGCACCGATCCCGGCCAGCTTGTTGTTCAAGTCCTGGCTGGTCTCCCCGAACCCCTTCACCGAACCGTCAGCCTCAGCGGTTGTCCCGCCGATGTTCTTGATGTTGTCGTTGTAGGTTTTGGCGTTGCCGCCGGTCAGGGCAAGCGCCGCGGCCATACCGCGCGTGCCGCCCACAATGTCAGCCAGTGCCGCGTTGTACTGGGCGGACCCGGCCGGGAACTTCTTACCGATAGCGTCGGTGATCTCCGCCAGCGTCCCGGACATGCCCTTGGACTTGAGGTCCGTTGCCACCTGAGTGGAGGACAACCCTACTTCCTTGAGCGCCTTGGCGCCCTTGGGGGTTTCGTTGGCCAGTGCCATCATGGAGAATTTCAGGTACGTGGCGGCCTGGTCGGCTTGGATACCGTTGCCGGTCATCGTGGCCATGGCTCCCAGCGTGTCCTTCAGGGAAACGCCCAGCCCGGATGAGAACGGCAGGATGGAGGCCATGGACCCCGCGAGATCCTGCATGTGCGTCTTACCGCTGGCCACCGTGGCAACCAGCTGTGAGGTCACATCCGCGGCCTGCGACGTCGGGATGTGGTAGTCCTTCATGACCGTGGTCAGCGCGTCGGCCGTGGTGCCAAGATCCGCGTTACCGGTCTTAGCGCCCTCCGCTGCCGCCTGCAGCACACCGAGCCCTTGGGCTCCGTGGAATCCGGCGGACTCGATCATATACATGCCGTCGGCCAGCTGGCTGGTGGAGGTCTGCACCTTTGGTGCCATATCCAGGATGCCGTTGGCAACGCCTGAAACCTGGTCCTTGGACTCACCGGCGCCGGTGACCAGCAGCGTCATCTTCTCTTGGAAGTCTGCGGCCATGTGCGCTGACTCACCAACGACGGTGCCGATGGAACCGACGACGGCACCGAATGCCACCTGCCCGACACGGCCCAGCTTGTCGAACGCGCCGCCGGTAGCGGCAGAGTCGCCGGTGGTTTTCTTGGCCAGTTCGTCGGAAGCCTTCATGGCTTCCCCGAACTTTGCGTGGACGTCGGACGCCTGTACCCGGAGTTCCGCTACAAGTGGTGGAAGCTGAGGCACGGCGGACTCCCTCTAGACGTACTTTGCCCAGGCGGCAAACATGATGGCGTCGGCGCGGTTGCGGACGATTCGGATAGCCGGACCGAAGAACGGGTAAGCCCCGTTGTGTCCCTGGCGCCCCAGTTCCACGGCGCGCGAGTAGATGGCGGACGGGTAGATCGTCGTTTTCCAGCTGGCGATCCCGCAGGGCTGAGCCCCGGTCTGGGTGATCGAGCGGCGCAGGTTGCCTGTGACCACGTTCGGCCGGACTCCACCGACGTGGGGCATACCCCTACGGTGGGAGCCGACGAAGTTGGCCTTAGCTTCCCGCTCAGCCATGGCACCCAGTGTCACGATGGCCGCGCGGTTGGCTTTGTTGATTCCGTCCTCCGCGGTCCGTAGTGCCGCGTTCCATTCGGTGAGGCCGTGCCAGTGGATGGTGGTAGTTGGCACGGCCGTCACCTACTTCTTAGCGTTGCGGGCGTTCTCCGCGTCCACATGGGTTTTATGGATGCGCAGCAGCCACTCGATTTCCTCCAGCGGCGTGTCCATGAACTGCTCATGGGTGACGTTGAACAACTTCCGGTACTGGTACTCCAGATTCCACCGGCTGGTTTCAGCCGGGAGTGGTGTCTTGGATGGCCTACCGCTCTCCAGGGCGTTCCCTAGTCGGCGGAGGCCCCAGTAGGGGAGTCGGTGTCATGCGCGGTGGCGTCTCCAAGCTCGAACTTGTCGGCCGCCGGGGTTGCCTGCAGCTTTGCCGCTTCCTTGCTCAGCGCGTCATAGACGTCCGATGGCAGGTCGAGCAGGTCATCCGCGGTTGCCGGGAGCGGTTCGGACAGTGACCAGGACTTCAGCCACATGAAGGTGACCAGGTCGGAGAACGTCGCCAGCAGTTTCGCCTGCCGGGCGTCGATCTCCACGTCCGGGCCGGTCAGCCCGAGCGCGGCCCCGTCGGTGGCCTCAGCGGCGCCGGAGATGTTGCGTGCCTCAGCGAGCCGCCCGAGCAGGTTGCCCAGCTGGAGGGCAAGCTCCTGCACCGGGCGCATGCGGCGTGGTGTCAGTTCCCCGGCGTCATACATTTCTGCCGTGCCGCCGGGGATCTCAATGGTGTGTGACATGTGGGGATAGTCCTTTGCTTAGAAGGGTGTGATCGAGGTATTCAGGAAGATGGCTTGGATGGGTGATTCCTTGCCGTCCAAAGCGTCCGTGGCGTTACCCATGGCGTTGTAGTTCGACTGGATAGTCATCCACGAGTTGTTCGACGGCTGCGGGTCCGCGGTCTGGTAGGCCACCTTGGACATCTGCAGGGTGAACGGGTGCGTGGTGTCTCCCGCGGCGAGCGTGGCCACCGTGATGGGCGGCTGGGTGTTCGTCATCAGGTTGGTCAGGTTCACGTCCCCGGTGCCCTGGAAGATGGCCGTCAGTGAGCCGGAGACGGTCAGGCCGCCGCCGTAGATGCCCAGCGGCTTGTTGGAGCCGGTGAGCGCCGGGATCGGCTTGGTGTCCCGCTTCATCTCAATGACGATGTCCGAGAGGTCGGACAGGGCCACCCCGCCAATGTTGATGGATACACCGGTGGGCGGTTCGGGTGCCAGTGCGGTGGGCGTGTTCGTCGGCGCGTTGATGAACACGGCGGGCATGCCGTCCCAGGTGGCGTCGATGGTGGACCAGTCGTTGGCCTTGTACTCGTACTTCAGGTCGGCCATCTTGGCCCCGGCGATCTGGGCGACCTTGCCGTTCATCTCGTACAGGAACAGCGTGTAGGACGGCGGCTGCGCATTGTCCGTGCCGTTGCCGTTGTAGAGGCTGGTCTTGTGCGTGTACGGGTCAGCTGAGCCGGTGACCGTGTCCGTGCCGCCCAGCATGGCGATCAGGTGGGCGTAGAGGGAGTCCGGGTACAGGTAGGTCTTGTACTGGACTTCCTCGTAGGCCATGCCCTGTACGGTCTGGTGCTGCATGGCCATGGTGCCGCGCAGTGCAGTGTCCACCAGCTGAGTGACCTTGGGGCTGCGCTTGGGCGAGTCCACCGGAATCCAGATGGTTGGTGAAGCCATGGGGGTGCCGGGCGTTGTTTCCTTGGCGATCCCGAACCACTGAAGGTTACCCGGGTAGAAGGTGGTCGTCATTTCTGGGCTCCCTTAGAGCTAGTGGTGGGCTTGGTTTTGGGCTCTTCCACGGCGGACAGTTCCGGGTGGGCGTATTCCTTGTCGGTCCGTACCGAGTCGCCCTGCTCCACGACGATGGTCTGGCCGTCGGCAAGGGTGGACGGATCTCCACTGGCTGGCTGGTGCCAGGCGTTGACGCCCTGGCTCAGGCCGAACAGCAGGCGCGGGTAGACGCCGGTGAATGTGTATTCGGCCATGGCCGGATCTCCTAACATTGGAAGGCTGGTCATCCGTACATGGATATGTAGGCGGACGATGAGATGGGTGCCGCGCCGGACGTGGACAGAGCCTTGGACCGGCGGACCTTTTTGGTCGAGTGGCGTTTGAGCGGGCGGCGCTTGAGCAGCCGGTGGGTGGCAGTGCGTTTCCGCTTGGCCATCCGGTGCCGTAGAGCCCGGCGGTGTGTGGCCTTACGGACCGGCCGCCGCCGCACGGTCCGTTTACGGACGGCGCGCTTGCGGAGCGTCTTACGGCGCAAGGTCTTACGGAGTGCGGCGTGGCGTTTGGCCCGCTTGCGGTGCGCCGCCTTGGTGGTGGCCCGCTTCCGCATGGAGGCTTTGCGTACCGTCCGCTTACGGACCGCCGCGCCGGAGCGGTTGGCTATGCCCGCGTAGCGGCGGTGAGTATGATGCCTGACCTTGTTGCGGAGCAGCTTTTGCTTGCGGACCGCCCGCTTCTTACGGACGAAGCGGGACTTCATCAGCCGGTCCCGGCCACTATCTCGGTGACCTTGAACATCACATAGTTGATGGACCAGATTTTGCCGCCCTTGTCCCGGACGGGCAGGTCACGCTGTAGGACGATGTCCATATCCTTGATGCCCGCCTGCCATACGGGGCCGTTGCCGCCACAGCCCAGTGTCGGGTCCGCGCGGAGCATCTTCACGACGTCGTCCAGCACGGCATCCAAGCCGTCCACCCAGCCGTCCATGCCGGTGCTGGTTGCCGGTATCCGGTACTGGTATTGGATGACCAGTGCCACGTCGTATTCCACGACGCGCTGGCCCAGGGCACCCCCAACGGTTGCCCAGGACTCGGCCTGATGGTCAATGTGGACGAAAGCGGCCGTGCCGGGGATGCCATTGTTGATCCACGCCTGGCCAGGTGTGAAGTACGGTTCATCCTTGGCCACGGAGGACAGCCCGGGGGCGTTGGTGAAGTATTTGACGATGGCTGAGCGGATCTGTGCGGATGGCATCAGGTCACCCGCTTGAACTCTTGGAGCAGGTCCACGGCGGCCTCCCAGTCGTCGGCGGCCCCTGACTCCATCTTTTCGGTCTCCGCTGGCTCGCCGTGTATGGACGGCATGGAGATGGACTCGGCGCCGCGCGTCTTGATGAGCACACTGGTCAGGGCGATCACGGCCTGTTTGATCTGCTGCGGCATGGCCGTGAGCGTGTCCCCCACGGCGTAGGCGCCCACAACCGGTGAGGCGAGCGGGACGGTGCCCGGCCCGGACGTTACTGATGGGATGAACGTCGCGTCCACGGTCACGGTCTCCCCGTTAGTCGCGCCGTACAGGTAAATGGACTGGCCCGGGTTCAAGCCCAGAGTCGAGCCAACAGACAGTGACGTCGCCCCGGCCGCGGCGGAGGCGGTCAGCTGCGTGTCAGCCCAGCCGTTGACGTACTGGACGGTGCAGTAGATGTCATCCGGGAGGTGCTGGTAGTAGGACGGGTAGATCACCGAGTTACCGGTGCTGATGACCGGGATGGTGACGATGTTCGTATCATCCGGCCACACATCCACCTGAGGGGTCAGCGGGGCCATGGTGGACGGTGTCCAGCCAACGGAGATAGCGGAGATGCCTACGACCGGGTTGAACTTCAGCGGCACCCGGATGGTGCCATCGTTGCGCACCCTCCAGCGGCCTGAGCGGGTGTCCACGGTGGCGGCGAGCTTCTGGTTGCACAGCGAGTCAGCCCAGCCGGACGCCCGCCGGATCAGGTTGGCAAGCGTCTGCGAGTTGTTCAGTGATCCACCGGAGGGGAGCAGCTGGCTGGCGTCCACCCCGGTGGGTGCGTCCAGGAACTCGGCCACCGTAATGTACGGGCTCTGCGTGGCATAGGTGGCGACGTTCGGGGGGATTATCATTGCCGCCGCCTTTCAGTGGACGTTGAGCGGGAAAGACTTGAAGTAGTCGAGCGAGTACCAGCCGCGGTTGATGAACTCCTGCTCGTATGAGCCCGGGAAAACGTCCCCGATCATCCGCCCGTCGTGGAAAACGTTCACCCCGGCGGCGGCCAGCGCGGCGTCACACAGCTGGGCGCACTGGAACTGACCGTCATTCTGGAACCGCTGGCGGACCCAGTCCGGGAACCGGAACCGGAAGATGCGCTCCACCGCGATCAGGGCGTCATCCAGGTAGGCGTAGGGCTTTCCCACCTGTGCACGCGCGTAGGCGGCCACGGCGGCCTGCTGCGGGCCGGAGAGGTTGAACTTGGACCAGACCGCGGTCGGCCAGTCGGACAGCGGGTGCAGTGCCACGCCCTCACCGTCGGCGCTGGCGCATTCGTTCTCGCCGGTGCAGACGATCATGTGGTAGCAGTGGGAGGCGGTGACCTTACAGATGGCCCAGGAGATCCAAGAGTGTGATCCGGGGATCACAGCCACCTGCCCTATAGGTGAATCGCTCACTTCTCCCCCTCATCGTCGGCAACTTCCAGGTGGATGGCTACGGCAATGGCCCGGATCTCGGCGGCGATGGAGCGGATGTCAGCAAGCTCCTCAAGCACCGCGTCATGGGTCTCCCGGATCAGGCGCTCCGTGGATTCCGACTGGAGCCGCTGGCCCACCATGATGACCGAGAGCAGGACCAGCTGCAGGAACGCCTGAGCCGTCCATGTGGCCACGGCCGTGACCGGGGCAGGCATGAGCCCAGGAGTGGCCACCACGGCGATCCCGGCAAAGATCAGGGCGCAGTACATGGTGCCGACGGCGCCGGTGATGCGCAGTGCCACAGCGTCCAGCCACTTACTCATGGGGAGCGGCTTTCGCTGCCATGTCCTTCAGTGCCTTGGTGTGGGAGAGGTCCAGAATGTGCCGGGCCTCAGCGCAGGCAACCGCGTTGTTGGTTACGGTCAGTTCGTTGTCCTGCAACCGCTCGCCTGAGTCGGACCAGTTGGTGGACCCGGTGACCAGCCAGATGCCATTGACGATCATCATTTTGCGGTGGATGATCTGGCCCTTCTCGGACCGGCCGATGGCCACCGAGTTGCCGGTGAACTCGTTGTGATACTTGGCCAGCAGCGCCCGCTCATGCACCCCGCCTGCCTGGCTGGAATCCAGCGTCAACTGAGCGTAGACGTCCGGGTTCTTCAGGAACCCGTCGATCAGGGCCGCGGCGTCGTCATCGTCAAAGCCGTACATGGAGAGCACGAAACTGGTTCGCACCTCACCGAGAACGGCAACGATGACGCTGTGCACGTCATCCCACGGCGAGTAGAACCGGCGCGTGTCGGACTGGTAGTTAGGGTCTACCGGACGGGTGGCCTTGAACTGGTCGAGATCCGTTATGGTCAGGGCCACGGCAGCACTTCCTTTACTTCTTGGCGACGGGCTTTCGCTTGGGGGTTTCGCTGGGCTCAGCGGGCGGTTCGGCTTCTTCCCAGTCGTGGACCCGGAGCAGCCACTCGGCCACCTCAGGGGGCACCTCGAAGCGGCCCTCATCGTCGGGCTGGTAGCGCTCACCCGCTGCGGACAGTTCAGTAACGCCGGACTTAGTGACAAAAGCCATGGGATTCTCCTTGGTCTGTGTTGTGGGGATTTGGTGGTGGGTCACCGCCCTGTTGGGATGTTTATTGCCGTCGCCGGATTAGATGACGTGGCAGCAGCAGGAATCGAACCTGCCGTGGACTGATTTACGGTCAGCCCTGGCACCTTGCCTCTTCTACTGCCGGGGGGACGGCGCGCGTATCCCCGACGCGCGCCGTCCCGGTCTAGCTCACGACTGCTGGTTAGCCAGCCGCGATGTTGTTGATGACCGCGCAGGTGACAGGCGCCTTGTTGGTCAGGGTCTCCAGCGAGGAAACGTCCCATTCCTCACGCGGGCCGCCATTGGCGCCCGGGCTCAGAGAAACGCCGTAGTCGAACTCGGCCACGTCGCGCAGGGTGCGCACGCTGAAGGTGTTGGCGATGCCCGAGTTCGGGTACGGAACCCGCTCGGTCAGGGCCAGAATGGTGCCCGGAGGGATGTGAGGATCGACCACGATCATGATCTCCTCACCGCCCGCGGAACCGTTCAGGTAGCGCGCCACGGAACCACCAGCGGTGGCACCGGCACGGCCGTTGCCCTGCGGCTCCAGGTAGGTCACAGCGTTGCCGCCGCCGAACACCTTGCCCTTGATGTCCTTGGCCTGCTGGGAGTTCATCAGGTACACGGACGGGGAGAGGTTGGTCGCCTCGAACACCAGTTCGTTGAGGTTGTCCAGTTCGGTGATGCCCTGAGCGGAGCCCGTGAGGGTCGCACCGTCCAGGGACATGAACGTGGCGCCGGACGTGGTGCCGGAACCTGCCTGCACCAGACCGTTGGTGCCGTAGTCACCGGACAGCGTGGCCAGGATGCCGTTGTAGGCGTTGGTGCTGTAGGAGGTGTCCACGGCCGGGACAGCGGTCGGCTGGATGTTGGACAGGGACGGGAACCCGGCAACCGGGACCGGCGCGTTCGCGGCAGGCATGGACGTCAGCGTGAACTTGTTGGTGGTGGTGGTGCCCACGTAGTAGGCAGTGCCGCCGCCGTTCGCTGCGAACCAGTCGTAAGCCACAGCACCGCGCACAGCCGGGACGGAAGCCGCCACGGAGTTGGTGGTGCCCGCGGAGACGGTGACCGAGTTGTCAACCGACGCCGCGCCCGAGCCGCCGTAGTAGTAGTTGTACGCGGAACGGGCAGCGGCCCGGATGTGCACAACGATGGAGGCGCCGATGGTGCCGCCGGTAGCGGACGCCGTCAACGTGGTAGCGCCGATGGCCGGGAGCGGGAAGTTCTGCCCGCCGATGATGGCCTTGTTGGCCGCGATCCGCCACTGCATGAGCGTGCCGGTGACCGCGATTGCCTTGGCATCCGCGTAGTTCTTGGCCAGCGCGATGGCGTCCTGCGTGACCTTGCCGGACAGACGGAGCGGCTGGTACTGAGCCAGCACGTCCAGTTCGGAGAAGTTCACAAAGGAACCGCCGCCGTCAATCCCGGTGAAGGGGTTGGGCTGGGTGTTGTTGATGTTCAGCATTGCGCGCCAGTGCGCGGCCTGCGAACCGTCGCCCTGCTCGCGCTTGATGCGCTCGAACGTGGGGGTCACGACCGGGACCAGCGAAACAACGCCGGACAGGTCATAGCCATACAGGCCGGTGGTGCCTACAACACCAGCGGTCTGGGCTTTGCGGACGGCATCCAGAGTTTCCTCCGTGATGCCATTGATGTCAGTCATTGGACTGCCCTTTCAGAAGTTGGGTGCACAAAAAAACCGGCGCCGTCGGCGTCGGTTCTCGGAACGGGTGGAACGGTTCGGGCTACCGCTGGGACCAGCCGTTGCGGATGATGTCAGCGACACCAAGGACGCGCTTGGCCGGGTCGGTTTCCGCTTCGAGCGACTTGCGCACGTCAGCGAACTCCTCAGCGGTGTGCCCACGGAGCGCCGGGCCAGGCAGGTTCGGCCGGTGGCCGGACAGCATGGGACCGCTATCGCGCGGGGTGTGCTCGAACTTGTCGAGCCGTTCCGTCAGTTCGGTGTTGCTCTTGACCAGGGGCTCTACAGCGGTAGCAACTGCGGCCTCAAGGGCCTTTGCTACAGCTTCAGCCACACGGTCGTCCAACGACTTGGTGACGGTTTCGTCGTCCGCTGCGGCAGGCGCAGGGGCGGCGGGATCTGGGGCCGGGGCTGCGGCGGGCGCAGGATCGGCGGCGGCGGCCACGGGGGCAGCTGCAGGGTCGGGGGCGGGTGCCGGGTCGTCCGCGGCGGGCGCGTCACCTTCGGTGGCGGCGTCCGAACCGGAGTCCGGGGCGGTTGCCAGCGGGGTCAGGTCGTCGGAATTGACCGAGCCCAGCAGGTTGCCGCTCTGGTCATAGACGGCCACCTGAGTGTCGTCGGCTTTGGCCACCTGCGTGGCGGGGGTCGGGTCAGTCACGGCTTCCTCCGTAGTGTGCCGGGTAAGGGCTTTGATGAGTCCGAGCGCGCGGGCGTCGGCTTCGGCGTCACGCTGGCCGCTGTCGGCCTCGTTCTGCTCGTCAACGGCGAACTTCGCCAGGGTGGCCAGTGCAAAGTCAAGGGCGCACGCGGCGTCCTCCAGGTTCCACTGGTTGTTCCAGGCGTCCTCGTCGCCCTCGGCGCCCTCACGGGCCGCCAGTTCCTTCAGCTGGTCACGGACCTGCACCAGTGCGCTGGTCGCGGTCCGGGCTTTCGCTGCGTCCACGGCCTCCCATGCGGGTGCGCCCGGGTTGGCGTCGGCGGCGGCGTCGTCATCCACGGAGTCACCGTCGATGTTCGCGCCGTCCTGCACGTCCGTGCCCTCAATGTCATCCACCTGTTCCTCGACCCCGTCCTTGACGACGGGGGCCGGGACGTTCTGGGACTTCAGGAGCAGGAACGGCATGCCGGTTGCTGGACCGTCCACCGCGTCTACGCGCGGGATGGCCGGGTTGATAATTTCGGTGGTCATGACAGTGGAGCCTCACTTTCTCGTCGGGCACCCATGCCTTGGATGGACCACCCGTTGAACTCACCGCGACGGATGCGCGGCCATGTTTCGGCGTCAAACTCGACGCCTAGTACCCAGTCGCCGGATTTGACGATCTGGGTTGAACCGTCGGCCGCGGTGGTCACCCAGTCGGGTGCACCCTCAGGCCACTGGTAGCAGGCACGGACTTTGCCGTGGCCCACAGTGCCGTCCACATGGTGGAGGCCGATCTGCTGGCCGATGGACTGGTCCATGAACGTCCACATGGATTTACGGACGTTGTCCTTGGTCATGAACTCGCCGTGACCGTCCACCCGGTTGGCTGGGTAGGCCACGCCCTCGACGTAGTGCGTGTCCCCCGGGTATCCGCATTCGTCGCACATGGTCAGGCGCTCGTGTTGTCAATGATCGGGACACCGGCCTGAACCAGTGCCGCGATCAGGGACGCCAGTGCTGCGTTGCCGCCCTTCGCCCCGGTCACCGAGACGGCGGCGCCGCCGATTACCGGGGTCAGGGTGGACACTGTGCCGTTGCCTGCCCGGTAGTACAGCGGGCTGACGGTGGAGGTGAACTGCGGCCAGTCACCGTTTTCCCACCGGTCCAGCTTTGAGCCGGGCAGCGGGGCGCCGGTGGTGTTGAACACCGGCGCCGGGCTGCGGAGCAGCTTGTCGGAGCAGAGCGTGATGCCGGACGGGTCACCATGGAGCGCCGGTTTCTGGAACGTGTAGACGGTCATTCCGTCCGCCTTTCGCTATGGAGTCGTCTCGGCGTCGGTCTTAGCCTCAGCCAGAGGGTTGGGTAGCGCCTTCCCCGTGATCGGGTCCAGCGGTGTGTGTGCCAATGTCAGCCCGTGGTTGTCAGCGTCCCCGGCGTTGAGCCGACGGTTCTGCGCGTACCACTCGCCTATGCCACGGAAGTGGGTTTTGTCACCCATGGACTTCGCCACCTTTTCGTCCACATACGGCGGCCAGTAACCATTGCCGTCAGCAAAGTTGTAGGCGCCGCCGATGTTGTGCGTGTAGGCGCCGATGGCCTCGGACTGTTGCTTGGTGTCCACCACAACCACCGGGTCAATGTCGATCCGTTTCAGGTCGTCATCGTGGAACGTGCCCAGGTAGTGGGACTGGCTGGCCAGCGTGTCACCGAACCGGGCCATGGCTGTGTCCATGGCCTGGCTCCATTCCTCCGCCGTCGGGTTCTCACCCACCGACACTGACTCCAGCCCCGCGGGTTTGACCGTGACGGCGTACTTGTCGGCGTCGGATGCGAGAGCCTGCCCTGTGTGGGAGTCAATCGTGGTGCCGCCCCAGGACTTTTGGACTTCCTCATACGTGGACGCCTTGATGGCGTCCAGGTTGTCCGTGAGCCCGGTCGGCGGGGTTGCGGTGGCGCGCAGACCGTCAAGGATCGACTTGCCTTCCCCGGCCACCAGTGCAAACTCATTGCGGCTGACGGGCCGCGCGTTGCCGCGCTTATCCTCAGCCCCGATGACGTCGATGGTTTCGCCGTCCACGATGACCTTGTTGGGATCATCCGAGAGCATGGTCAGCTTGGCGTCCTCCGTGGGGGCGACCGCGCACCTGCACCGCGGGTGCACTGGAACCGGGACGTCCCCGTAGGTTGGCCACGGGTTGGAATCGGCGTACTCCAGGCACTCATCACAGGCGCCGTCCGAGACGATGATGTCGCACTCGAACAGGCCGTTTTCCCGGTAGGTGTTCACGGACGCGGTGGAGAGCATGCGGGCCGATTCGGTCTGTGCGATCATGTCCGCCCGCTTGGGATCGGAAATGTAGTCGCTCAGCTGAGCGGCCAGCTGGTCCACGCTGAGCCCGTCGGCCACGCCCTTGTCGATGGCGTTGCCGATACCGTCCAGTGTTGTGTCGGTCATGCCCTTGATGGACAGGCCGCTGGACGCCATCACGGACCGCCAGCCCAGGTCAGTGGACGACGGCGCCGGTGCGGACCCGGGAGCCCAGTTGGTGAAGTCGTCGCCCGGGCCGTGGATCGACACGTTGGCGGCGATGGTTCCCGAACCGTAGGCGTCAGCCCACATGCTGGCCATGGTCTCGCTCAGGTCACCGGTATCCATGACCCGTGCCGTGGCGGCCCGCTCAAACAGCGAACCGATCCCGGCACGCGCCCCGTCAATTGCCCGGTTGGCGATCTTCTCGATGTGCTCGGAATCAATCAGACCACCCAGCGCCTTCTCGACGCGGGGCGCCCAATACTCCACCAGTCGCTTGTCCATGGTCTGTTGCGGCGCGGCCTCATCCAACTCGGTGCGCAGTTTGCGCTCCGGGGCTGCCACCTCAGTGGTGGACGTAGCGGCCGGTGCCGTGGCCACCAGTACCGCGCCAGCCGCCGCCGGACCAACCTCAGTCGGCAGCAGCGTGTCCTCCTCAACGGACGCATTAGAATCCCCCGGGTTGGCATCGTCAGTCGTGTCGCCTATCTCGGCGTCGAACTGAGAGTCAAGCGCGGCCTGCTGGTCGGAAGTATCTCCGAAAGCGGCCGCATCACCTTTTGGGTCGAGTGGGTTCCATTTCGTTTGGGCGGGCGGCGCCGTGGCCTTGCGGATCTGGTTGAACACAGCGTCAGCCTGTTCCTTGGTCCGCGCGTGCTGGAGTTGCTTCCAGACGGCGGCCACCAGGTCCGGGTCCATCACCTCAGGCTCGAACGGGCGCGGGGATTGTCCCCGGCCCAGACGGGTCATGGTGTTGGTCCGCCAGCGTGCCAGTTCCTTGACCAGTTTCGGGTCGTCGGGAACCTCAGGCACAACCGGTGCGGCAGGTGCCGGAGCAGGTGCGGCCGGTGCGGCGGGCGGGGTGCCCACCAGACCGGAGCCCGGCACGGGTGTCTCAGCGGCAGGGTCGCGCGGCTCATCCGGGTCCGTTGGAGCCCGTGCGAACTGCGGCGCACCCGGCGCCTTGTCGGGCAGGATACCCGGGGTGCCGTTGAACGGTTCGAGATCCAGCGGAACCTCGCTGGACGGGGCCGCGGTCTGCGGGTCCACCGGTCCGGCAACATCCAGCAGCGAACGCAACGGGATCGGCCCCTGACGGGCACTGAAGATGAACCGTGGCGTGGGACGTTCAGCGTCCGTGGCCAGACCGTACTCCCGCTCGCGCACCTCATCCACAGAGATGACGCCGTTCTGGATGTAAATCTGGTCCGCCTGAGCGGTAGCCACCCGGTCCTCGGTTTCCTGTCCGGTGTCGAACTCGAACACCACAGCCAGTCCCAGGTCGTCCTGCAGGTAAGAGGTCAGGATGTCCTCAATGTGCCGGATCAGGGGTAGGGTGCCGATACGGAACTGCACATCCACCTGAGTGTCACCGGTGGCCCTGTTCACATCCTCCGTGAACCCAAGATCGTTGGGGGTCACATGGAACGCGGCGCACACGATGCGCATCAGGTACAGCGGGAACTGCGGGTCGAACTGCTTCTCCGTGGGGAACTCCAAGGTGGTGCCGTGCGGCATCATCTTGAGCTTGTGCTTTACCCGGGTGTCATTGTTCATGGCATCCCAGTAGGCTTCCCACTGCTCCAGCTGGTCGGGCGTGGTGATGCCCTCCGGCGCGGTGGCGAACCCTTCGGGGATGTTGCCCTCGGTGAACCAGTCCAGGTAGTGCTTCTGGAACCGCATGTGCGTGTTGGCGGTCAGCAGCACAGCCTCCAGCGGCGCCATGCCGTAGGGGCTGTCAGGCTGCGGGCGGAACGGCACATAGATCAGGTCATCCGCGGTCAGCCATTCCCACGGCTGGCCGTTGACGTACTGCACGAACGCGGGGGCGGGTGCCTGCGGGCGGCGGCCGTAGTAGTCCAGTACCGGGGCAATGGTCATGCCCGAGACGACTTCCAGGGCGCAGGCACGGCCCAGCATGTCGCGGCGCTTATACAGGGCTCCCGCGTCGTAGCGGAGCACGTCCTGCAGGAACATGGCCACCCAGGACCGGAACGGGGTCCGGCCGTCGGGACGCTTGAGCGCCTTCCTTGCCGCGGCGATGTCCGCCGGGTTGTCCGTCTCCACCCAGTCAGCTGAGCGGACGGACCAGTTCAGTGAGCGCACGTCATCAATACGGTGATTGATGCACATGTTGGCCACGTCGTAGGTGTCCGTCAGCGCCTTCAGCAGGGTGAAGTCGATCCGGCCGTCACGGTCCGCCCGGGACTTGATGTTGTAGCCGGTCGGGAAGTTCCATGCACGGGGCATACCCGAGATGCCGTCGTACGGGGTCAGCGGGATGCCGGGGGCGAACGGCCCGGACAGGGTCTCGCCCTGCTGCTGGGCGGAGGCCATGGCCGTATCCAGCATGACCTGGTCCACAGCCTTGACCACCTCAGCGGAGTTCGTGGAATCCGATGGGACGTTCGGAGCGGACAGGTCGGTTACCGGGGCCGACGCGCGACGTGATGGCATTCTGTCCTCCCGGTTCGGTGGTGGGTGTCTCTAGGGCTTTGCGTCTCATGTACTCCAGCCATGCGGCGCCGTCACCGCCGTTGACCATGAGCCGGTTCAGGGCTTGGGTGAGGGCGTCAACCTGGTCGTCGTGCTTCCCGGTGGGGAACGCGGCGGCTTCCTCCACAAGGTCGTCCACCCATGCGGCGAGACCCGGGGCGGGCAGGTAGACGTTGTGCGCCTCCACAGCCCACGCCACAGCTGACGCGCGGGCTTCCTTGGATTCCTTGGGGGTGATCGGCGTCAGGCCCGGCATGCGGGCACGCAGGACGTCCAGCACGGCGGTGCCGTTGGCTTTGTCCTCGATCAGTTTGGTGTTGGTCTGCGGCCACTTGGCCGTCATGGCTTCCACGGCTTTGACGGATTCGGTGAACGTCATCCGGCGGCGTACCTGATCGAGCAGGTAGGCGTTGGGTCCACGCTTGAGCCAGACCTGGCCCACCACGTAGTCGCTGGCCTGAGTGGACTTGAACGTCATGTCCCAGGACTGGATCAGCACGTCACCGTCGCCGGTGCACACGCATGCCCCGGTATCGTCCGTGGTCCACAGCGGGGCCTCGTAATACTGCCAGTGCTGGCGGTGCAGGATGTTGCCGGAAGCGGCCGACGGGCGGCCCTGATACATGGCGTTCCAGTTCCGTGCGCTCTGCCGGAGCTTCGTGGCTTCCCACTGCTCAGTTGAGCGGAGCCGGGCCGATGCCATGAACTCGCCGGGCTCCCGGCCCAGAAGGTCCGTCTCGCCCTTGTCCGGGTTATGGTCGGCCTGTGCGGGAATGTTGATGTACTTCCAGACTTTCCCGTCCTCAGCACCCATGAACCGGCCAGCGAGGTCATCCTCATGCCAGCGGGTCAGGATCATGACCACCGACGCGCCCGGCCCGAGACGGGCCGACGCGGTGGACAGCCACCACTCCCACACATCCTCGCGCTGGTTGGCCGATTCGGCTTCCTTCGCACCCTTGTGCGGGTCGTCAATGATGATGAGGTCCGCGGGTTCACCGGTCAGTGAACCGCCGATGGATACCGCGTACATGCCTCCGCGCTCCCGGTGCAGTTTCCACTGTGTGGCTGAGCGGGAGTCACGGGCCAGTGACAGGCCCATCTTCGGACCGTCGGTGACGATGAAGTTCCGTACGTTTTTGGAGTTCTTACGGACCAGCCGGTCCGAGTAGGACGTAAGGACCACAGCCTTGGACTTGTCCTGCGCCAGCACCCAGAGAGGGAACATGACACCCACACGAGTGGACTTGCCCTCCTGCGGGGGCATGGAGATGATGAGCCGGGAATCCGGGGTGTTGTATGCCTCCACCAGTGCCGCGTCGATCAGGTCGAGCGCGGGGGTCTGGACGTTGCGGCCATCAAGTGTGGCGGCCAGGTCGCCGGGGGTGGCCCATTTGGGGCCGGGCGGGGTGGCAAGCATCTGGACCGCGCCGGTAAGGAAACCGAAATCGGACATAAAAAAATCGCCCGCCTCCCAAACCTTTCGGTGACAAGACAAGCAACTCTAATGGGACACTATCTGACAAGCACCGCTTTACGCAATCGCTCGCCTCACTGGTTATAGGGGGTACGGGTCGGACAATAGAGGCTCATTCTCCAGCCATATCCGGTGCCAGCCGTTATTGTCCGCGATCAGCGCGTCATGGCCGGTCTCCACCCAGTGCGCCCAGATGGCCCGGACGGCTTCCGTGCGTGTGCGGTGCGTGTCCATGGTGCCGCAGTCCTCACATCCCGACTGCAGCACCGGCCGGTAAACCTGCGCCGGTGCTGCATGGCGTCCGCTCATCTCAGACGTCGCCCCGGGAGAAGTCGCTGATGAGGTTCGGGACCGCGGAGTCGAACCCGGCAACGTCAAGCATGCCCGGGTCGGACGGGTCGGCAATGCTGAACCCGGTGGAGGTCATGCCCACCACGATCAGCTTCGCGTCGATCCCGGTTCGCTCCCGGTAGCGCTTGAGCGCCTGGAACGGGTGGATCAACCCGGCATATGTCTCGTTGTCGGTGTAGATCACGAAGGTGTCGTACTGGCGGCCCTGCTCCAACGCCCACGTCATGGGCAGCGCGCAGTCCGTCGTCCCGAACGGCAGCCCGCTGACGTAGCGCACCACGTCGTCCAGCCGTTGGCGCGGGCTGATGTTCAGTTCGGTCAGCGGCCCGTAGGCGGCAGGCGGCGGGGTGTTGCCCTGGTAGCCGTACGGGGAGACCCACTGACCGATGTTGCCAAAGCCGCCAATTCGTCCGCCGGTGAAGCCGACGATATCCGCGTCCGGTTCGGTGGCCAGCTGCACCAGCGCCAGCGCGGCGGACGCTTCCCGGGCGCTGATTGGCAGGCCGCTGATCTGTGCGCCCATGGAGCCGGAGACGTCCAGCCCGATCAGGGTCCGCTTCCCGGCGGGCTCGACCGTGCCGAACGCGGCATAGAACGCAGCGTCCAGCGCGTCCGTGATGTGCCGGTCCGGCGTCCACTCACCGTCGCCACGGGCGGACCGGCCGGACGCATAGGTCCGCTGGGCCACCAACACGTTCACCGGGTGGATACGCGCCTTGGCAAGCTTGGCCGGGCTGGTCAGGTCAACGACGACGCGGCGGAGTGTATCGGTGTGCTTGAACACGCCCAGCCGGGTCAGGCGCGGCAGCTGGCGCATGAGCGCCGTCAGAGGCATGCCCTTGGCGATAAGCGCGATCCACACAGCGATGGAGTCGAGCGCCGCGGTGGGCAGCATCTCCCACGACAGCGGGAACATTTTGATGAGGTCCACCAGTTCGGGAATGCTGGCATCCTTGGCCGCCTCGAAGGCATCCACCAGACCTCCGGGGTATCCCAGTTCGTGGGTGCCGTGCGTGGCGTACTGGTAGAGCCCGTTCCTGATGTAGCTTCCGCTGAGCGGGTGGGACAGGCGCAGCAGGTCACGGTGCGTCCAGCCGTCCCGCTGACGGTACTTGAGCAGCTGGTAGGCCAGATCCTCCACGGACTTGGACTCGTACCAGTTGCCGACAGCGCGGCGCAGGCCACGCCCCCAGCCGCGGAACTGCTGGACGTACTGGGCGAACAGGAACAGGTGCGTGCCGGTGCGGGCAACCTTGTTCAGGTTATCCAGCGCGTACCGGCTGCCTTCCCAGTCCTCGGAGCCCGCGGCGGCGGCCAGGGCCAGCAGCGCCGGATTGTTCTTCGGCGCGCGGCCCGCGGCGCTGATGGATACCACCAGGTCCACGAGTTCCTTGGGCCGGTGCGCGGCCCAGTCCAGCACCACCTTGGCGTTGTCCAGCGTCACATCCTTGGCGGAGGCGTAGTAGGTGCCCTCGGTGCCCAGTGTCAGGAACCGGCGGATACGGTCCACGTCGGCAATAGCGAACACATGGCCGCCCGCGTTGTTGGGTACCTGCTCGGCGCGGGCGGCGGAGGTCTGCGGGGTGATGCGGGTGCTGATCTGGGTGAGCGGGTCCATGACTTCCTTTTCGAGGGGGATATGCCAAAGGCGGGGCGGGCATGTGAGTGACGGCCGGAATAACATTTCTGAGGTTGGTAACCGGTCGTCTCCGGCCCGCCACGCCTGTGGCTATTCAGTTGTGGTGGGGCGGGCATGTGATGCCTGCCGGGGTTAGCGCTCTACCAATTGAGCTACCGCCTGTACGCGGCGGACTGGACTCGAACCAGCAACCTCTTCATTAGCAGTGAAAACCGGTAAGCTCCGGCCCGTCCCACATGAGTAACTTACCATACAAGTTGTTACCCTGTCTAGTCCTCTTCTGTGTCCAGTATTTCCAGTTCCTCCGGCGCCTTCTCCAACGTGATCTTCGCCAGTTCCTCCGGCACCACGTCAGCGAGCAGGGCGCGCTGGGCCGGGGTCAGGTCAATGCGGGCGAACACGCGCTGCATGAACTCGTACACCAGCGCTGACTGGCCCTGCTCCAACGCCTGCGAGCGTTCAGCCAGTTCAATGGAGCGCCGCTCGAAATCGTCCAGGCCCAGCAGTTTGGAACGGCGCTCCATGATGCGCAGCACCCCGGCCGAATAACGCAGCTGGGCTTTGCCCCGGCTGGTGGCCTTGGGCAGCATATCCTTTTCCATCATGCGCAGCTTTTCCAGTTCGACCTGCACCAGATGCTCGGCCGGTTCGCGGACGATCTTGTCGCGTTCCCGCTTCACCGCGTTGTAGGCGGCAGCCGCGGAACCGTACCCGGCGAGGTCAGCGATTTCCCGCCAGGTGTGGTCCTCGATGCGTAACTGGATGGCGTGGGCCACCCGCTGTGCCGCTTCCAGCCCTTTAGGACTGTTCT